AGTAACTTCAGCATTAGAGAGAGCATCTGTTGTTACATTTGCGCGAGTTCCTAATGGTAATGTTACGGCAGCGCCCTTTTGAGGCCAAGGAAGACATGAAGTAAAATAATCATGTTTTTTTCCCCGTTTTAAAAGTGTGTAATCCGTTGTAGCGTCAGGACCATCGTCAGTATTTACAGTTACAGAATCTTGTAGGTTTTCATCACGAAACCAATTATTCCAGATTAAATTGTAGGCCCTTTGGTGGAGAACATTATGAGTGAGATCTACTTTAGTAGGTAAACCCATATAATCATTTAAAGTAGATTCGGTGTATCCACCGACAGGGGAAGTAGTTTGCGGGACAGTAAAGTCGATAGAATCACCGGGATTCGTTTGTTCACCGTTGAATTTTTGCCAGTTATCCCAAACCAAACGATAAGGCACAGCAAAGTGAAATATTGTGAGTTTAGAGTTATCCATGAAAGGAGTTATAGGGGTATTAAGTCTTGCCAAAGCAGTAACATTTACATTAAAAGTGTCCCCGGGAATACTTTCGTCGCACATTATTGGAATAAGATAATCGGCGTCCATGGTGGTCTTATAACCATGGCCTCTATCGAAAGAAGAACGCTCGATATTAGCTTGAGGGATTTGAGAAAAGTGTGTGCCTTTTTGTTGAATAGAAGGATTTTTAAGTGCCATTTGGTTCGTCCGGTGAGTTAGGTTTAATGAATTCTACACCGTTTCCGAGTGTAGCAGGAGCATTTGTTTTAAATGAGTTTTTATTATCATCCCATGTACCCATGGTGAATAAAGTGTAATCAGCAGGATTAAGAGATAAATAACAAGTAGGGTCATTAATCATATTAGTGAATTGGCGAATTGCCATATCTGTTTTATGGAAAAAGAAAGGTGAAAGATAGGCCGATGCTTTTTCATCGAAGATAGAAAAGATTTCATGTGTCATTATAGATTCCTTGGTAGTTGATTAAGTTTTGCTTGTTGTACAGCTTCACGAATGATTAATCGTTCGTGGGTTTGGTCAGGGAGATATATCTCCATTTTTTTCTGACGATTTTCTTTAATAGTTTCAAATTCGTCAGGGTGTATTTCTTTATAGATTTTGTCATAAGAACGAGGGGGTTTGAATTCTTGACCATCGATAACGATAGAGTCAGTAGTATAGATTTCATCTTTATATTTATGTGCGTAATCGTGTCCGATTCCGGGTTTTAAGGACATTGTTGTGAATTCAGGAATTACATTGGTAATTTGTCCATATTTAGAGTCGTAACGTTCATAGTTACGAAGATTAGTTTTAGGATTTATTTGTTGGGCCAAAGGGCCGTTTTGTTTTTTCATTATGTAGCGAGCTACATATGCAGCAGTCTTGAAATTGGCGTCGCCAATTATGTTACGGTTGGAGTCAGATTTTCCCCACCATTTATCGAGAAGAGCTGAAGTTTTATAGATTGTTTCATGTTTTTTTGTATAGTAGATTTCGTCTGGGAATTTATAGCCGAATAGAAGAGCATGATAGTGGGGTCTATTATTTGAGTCGCCATATTCGCCACAGGCGTAATAGCGAATTTTTTTACCAGAGTTTTTACGCAAGCGTTTTAAAAACTTGGTTAGATGTTGTTTTACAAGAGTTCCGGGATTATGTTCAAGACCTTTTTCAAGGTCAGGGTCATGAGGATTTCCGGGTAAGTGTTTATTATTGTAAGTTAATGTGATAAAGGTGTTATTGTCAGGATCGGATGAGGCTTCATGCATACAGCGCATGGCCCATTCACGAGATTTTTGAAGTCGGCAGCCGATACATCGGCCACAGGTTACTTTGAAGGGTTGAAACCAAGAGTTAGGTTTCTGGTATTTATTTCCGAAGTCTACGCCTTCGGGGGTTATCCAACAAGGGATTGGTTTATAGCAGGGCATGAATAAGGCTAAAGCCGAATTCCGCCACGCATTATAGGACCACCCAGTTGGAGGTTTTTACGGTTAGTACGAGAAGCAGTTCGAGAGAACATCTTCTTAGAGTAGGATTTTTTTAGTTTTTTGCGTCGCATTTGAGCTCCTTTTTTATGGTAAGTATAGCATAGTTAGAGCTAGGTGAACCATTAAAGGTGTCACCTAGCACCATTACATCAAGAGGGTAATGGTTCTGACGCGGCCAAGGCCTTGTCGGGCACGACTTCCTCCTTCGGAGAGTTCGAGCCAGTTTGAAGAGCGTTATCTTCAGGGTGAGGGGCATTTATTAAGCCCATTTCGAACATTTTCTGTTCGTTTTCAGGATTAGTAGCGAAGTCTAAGAATCGAGCAGGTTCATTTTGAAATTGAGAGCGGATACCGCTAGGCAATTCCATAAAGAGCTGATTAGCTTCGGCAATTTTAGTCATGGATTCCGTGTAGTCACCCATTGTGAAGTCGCCATAAGCGCCTTGTGAGTCTTTTACGTGCGTTATTACGCCCGTTTGAGCATGTTGTGCGACTATTCGGTTTATGTCGCATTCAGCAGCGTGTGCTTGCTTTGTTAAAGATTTGCCACCGATAGGGGCATGAACTCTTTGATGTTTTCCGTCGAATTGATGACGGTGTTTTATAGTTTTATTGGTCACTTTCTCCCTCCGGGTAGTGATGGTTTAGTTTTTGGGAATTTTTGAGTATTTAATCTCAATAATTCAGCGATTTGCTTAGTAATTGATTCAGTTGTTGCACCATATAAATGAAGCATGCGCATATATTTATAGGCAGGTTGTTCCATTATATCTACATCTATTTGAGAAAGTTTGGCAGCTGCCTTTGCAGATGTTTCTTGAGTAGCAACAAGATTAGTTTTAGTATGAGCTAATGCTGTATTAGCGTCAAGGTTTTCAGCTTGCATACGCATGTTGTACATATTTTGCTTAAGCATATAAGCGGAAGCTGCTGAAGCAGTTGGGTCTTTCATTTGAGCCATTGCGCCGGAAGGCGAAGAAGCACCTTTACCGCCAGCAGCAAGGATAGGATTTAGGCCTGCAGCCATTAGGTCTTTAACTTGGCGTTGATGCGCAGTATCGGACATCATTTTTTGAAAGTCCATCTGTTTTTGTGCTTGTGCAGCAGAAGCATAGTTGGTTGCTATGCCAGAAGCAGCGCCTAAAGCGCCAACTTGAAAATCAGAATTTTTAAACACTTTTTTTAGTCCACCCCAAAAGCCCCCAGTAGAAGGGGCTGCAGGATTATGGGGCTGAACGTTAAGACCTGGAATAGACATTAAAAGTGGTCTATCATTCCTGGCACTGCGTAAGTCGGCATCGGACGAGCAGTTTTCATAGAAAACATGGCATCAAATTTGAATTGAGGCTGTGCAGGGGTCGCGATAACGCGGTCGAAAGGAGTCGTGGATTCGATGAAAGTCGCATTTAATGCAGGTAGAGTAGCAAAGTCTTGAGCTAAGTGCCAATAATCTAAAGTGCCAGTGGCGTTAGAGCGGAAGAGCCCCGTGATTTGGTTCGGGAAGTAGCGCATTTCGCCATATCTTTCTTGATATCCGAATACCAAGTCATCGTTGGCAGAGCCATCAGCCCAGATTTCTTTATTAAGAACGGCTTGCTCACCGATGTGAGATAAAGCAGGCCAGTAGTAATCATAACGAGTTTGGCGAGACCACATTCTATTTAATCCGGACATATAGTTTATATCAGCCGTTATTACTGCCAATGATATAAGTAAATTGTGTTCGGTGAATGATTTAGTAAAGCCGTTGTTAGTCATTACGGCAGTTCCGACACCGGCAAGAGCGCCGAGAGGAGAAGCGGTAGTGGTTTCAGATTGTTGTGAGATTGGTGTAACGTGGATATCCACGGATGAAGAACCAAGGAATTCAGGACGTTGTAAGCGAGCATCCGGCGAGGTTACACCGAAATGAGATTTAATAATCTCGATGTATCTCGTTCCCCCACGGGCGTCTCTTTCTAAAAGACGCTGTATTTGGAAAGCTTCGCGAAGTTGGTTTATTGTTGCAGCAGTTGCGGTTGTTAAGTCCGCATATAAGACATTACCATTGACGCCAGCGTCATTTTTTGCTTTTAGATAGGTGTCGTTAGCAATTAATTTGCTAGTATCTGGGGTATTGTAATTAGTGTTATATACAGTAACTTCAGCATTAGAGAGAGCATCTGTTGTTACATTTGCGCGAGTTCCTAATGGTAATGTTACGGCAGCGCCCTTTTGAGGCCAAGGAAGACATGAAGTAAAATAATCATGTTTTTTTCC